GCCGAACCAGACACTTAAACTTTTACACAGTATAAAACTGGTATCGGTGCTCTCGATGATCTATCGCGAAGCTTCATCCGAACTTAAACAGGTGCCTATTGCTGGGGAGCATGTCGGTACTTGGTGGATGAGGCTCCGCGATAGCCGCGACCGTTATCACCCTAAATCTGTGTGTAGCACTTTGCCCGCCTTGCGCGGGCATTTTTTTATGTACAAAACCACCTTGTTACATATAATCACATTCACACACAGACTACTAAAATGATAACCATGCTTGATTTTATCAAAGACATCTTTTCTGCTTTTAAACAAAACTCTATCGAGAGAATTAGAAATCCGTTCATTGGAGCCTTTGTTTTTTCATGGCTTGGTTTCAATTGGAAGGCTTTAGCTATTCTTTTTCTAAGCGATAAAGACATAACGAAAAGAATAAGTTATATAAATGAAACTCATGATGTCGGTAGTTTTCTACTTGGACCAATATGCACGACAATACTTATATGCTGGATTCTACCAGAAATAAACAAATTCTTCACGAGATTGCAAAACAAACCTAATAGTGAAACAACAGAAATTATCATGCAATCCAAGATTGATATAGCAGAAAAACAACTACAGATTGCAGACATTGAAGCAAAAAAGAAACTCGCAATAAAAAGAGAGGAGAGAAACATAGAAGAAGGTGTTGAATCAATTAAAAAAGAGATAGGGAATGAAATAGAAAAAAACAAAGAAATGACAATCAAGATCGATGAGTTGTCGGCGTCACTTAAACAATCAGGACTAGCATTAAACAGTACAAACTTGAGTCTCTTGAGCGCCGAAGAAAAGATAGCAAGCCTTGCAGATAGCCTTGAAAATTCATCGAAAATACTCAATAAAAAAACAGAAGAGATATTGGAGATGAGAAAAGAAATAGCCATCCTCAGCGGCACCATTGAAAATTTCAAAGATGCTAACAAAAGCATGGCCAAAGAATATGAGCATATATTCCATCTATCTGGAGATAGATTAACAGTGAGAGGTTCTGCTCTATCGATGCTTAAAGAAATAAACGTAGATGACATACCTTTTTGAATGTAAAAAGTTAGGTAATTTATCCATATGGATCATATTCTGTGACCACAGAGCCGCGCTTCTCGCCGGGAAGTGCGTGCTGGCGTTTTGAAACTGGGAAGGCAAATGTTAGAGCCAGCGCATCAGCATCGTTAGGGGATCTGCCTAAAATCTCCTTCAATTCTTCTTTATCCTGTAGCTCTTTTTTGCTGTCCTTCAGGCGAACCCTGTACTCTGGTGCTGATAATTCATCAGCCACGTTTTGGTCAGGCAGTGATCCGCCATCTTTAAGCCAGGTTTTAACGGCGTTGTACATCTCTCCACGCTTCCTAGCCATCTCAGGGTCGGTTGATGCCCCGCCAAATTGGATTAGCTGCCATGCTCGGCCCCAATTATCACCGACAGATTTCAGGCCGGTACCATACCCATAATCGATAAATACGGCATCAGCGTGGTACTGATCCTCAAAGTCGGCCACAATTTTCGCAAACCAGACGTCATCAGTTGTTCTTTGCCACTCGCCAAGCTTCTTGGTGTGCAGACCTTGCCGCAGGTAGATAACAGCCTTATCTTTGCCACCGTGAGCCGGGTCGACACCAATCACCACTGCAGCGTGCTGAACTTGATGAGGGGTAATCACTCGGCCAACAGCAGCATTGGTAAGGCTGGACGGGATAAATTGGTTTTCAGATGCATCAGGGAAGATGCCACGAACACGAACCTTAACAAAGTCGCTGTCCTCGCCGTAGTCCTCTACCCATTTATCCAACTGAACTTTGTTCGTGCCCTCTACCGTGCGGCTGTCGATCTGGGCATGATTCCAGCGATGTCGATATTTGCGGAAGCATTCTCTGAATCGTCCTGTGTTACGCGTCGGGTTTCCGAAGGCCACCCATATAATTTCAGTGTCTTCGTCTGTCAGCGCACCCTCTGCAACCTCCCACACCTTATCGGCAATGTTGGAGGCCTCATCAAACACCACAATGATACGCTTACGCTCGTTATGCAGACCTGCGAATGCCTCCGTGTTGTGCTCACTCCACGGTATTGTATCGGCACGCCATAGCTTATCGTGCCCCGGATCGGTACTGTGCATCGCCGTTGCGGTACAGTTGAACCAATCGCTATTGATGCCATCCTTGACCACTTGATCACCTCAGGCCACGTCTTGGTTATCAGCTGCTTCTCAGTGTTGGCAGTCACCACCACCTTGCAATCTTCACATGTAGACATGCCCCAATTGATGAGCATTGAGATAAACGCTGACTTGCCGATCCCATGCCCTGATGCACGAGCAATCATCAGTGGCTGGTGCCTGGTTGTAGGGTTTTTAAGATGGTTTCCAATCTCGCTAAACGCGCTTGCCTGCCATTTTCGCGGTCCGGTTGCGTGAGCTAGCTCGGTTCCAGGCTCTCCCCACGGGAAGGCATAGAGGGCGAAGCCAAGCGGGTCATGCGTAAAGCCTGCAATATCTTCGATCAGTTCCTGTTGGAGATCTGCTTGGTCAGTCATTGCCGCCGCCCTGTTCTGTCACGCGCTTACGTGCCGCCGCCATGCGATTTGCCACGGTCACATTTACATTCAACTCGACACGCTCTTTGAATGCCTGAACATCGACGTGCTTACCGATCAGCTCGAGGTTCTTCACCTTATCCGGCCATTTGATCTTCTTAAGCATGTTCTCAAGCGTGGTTTCATCGAAGTTGGTGATGGTCGTTGAAATATCCAGGCCGCTTAACGTTGTGCGCCAGACCTTTGGCCATTCGCTGATCGCTTTAAGTCCGCCGTCATCCTTCAGGATATCCAGTACGTCCATCTGGTCGATCTCAACCAAGCGCTTGAGCACGTAATCCGCATCGATCTTCACACGCTTGTTGCGGTGCTGCATCAACTCAGAGATGCGCTCTTGCACCTTCGGGCTGTCCATGTTTCGCGACGCGGATACGGCCGCATTCTTATAGCCAGCAGCGGCAGCCGCCGCCGTCTGG